GTTTTAATCTTAGTTCCATTATTCTATTGGCTCCCCGTCTGGTATTGAATTTAAATTATCTTCACTTAAACTTTTAAGTTGAGAAAAACTTTTACCCAAACCATAAAACTCTCCTATGTTTCTAAATTCTCTTTTTTGATTATCTTCTACCAACCACCTGTCTTGACTTTTTGGGTCTTCGTTTGTTACAACATCACCATTTAATATACCATTTGGTAACTTATCAGAAACAATATCCTGACTTAATTCTGTAATACTTCTATCAATAAGTTTATTTGCTAAGTTACTTTTGTTTATTGGTTTATCAACAGGTAAAATGGGATTATAAACTGGATACGAAAAATTATTTATAGATTTTGAGTTATCTATTTCTTGTTGAGATACATAATTTTTATAGATACCATCTGCACTCACTCTTATTGTTTCACTACCAAGTGTAGTAAATATATCTTCATATGAATTTAAGACGTTATTTTCATCTCTAAAGTTATTTTCAGCAGAGGCAGACATTCTATTTAAATATTCGTATCTTAAACCATCTCTAAAATCAGTATAGAAATCTAAATTTTCTATTTCATTTTTTGTGTAAGGCATTATAACGAAACCTTAAATGTAAATCCCTCATCAATGAAAGTGTTAGTTTCATCTGCAGTTCCACTACCACTTACAATTTTATATTGAAGTGTATAGTATCTTTCTGGTTGGTAACCATTCATCCAAACATTAAAATAATTTCCTGTTGAATCACAACTCACTTTAGAACCACTTCCAAATGGTACAACTACATCATCTGTTTCTGCATCAACTATAGAATAAAAAGCTCCATCACCTGATGTGCTTCCACTTGGTAAATACTTTATTGTTAAATTACTTGGTGTTGTTGAAAAAGTCTTTTCTGGAAATCTTGTTCTACCAACAACTCTAAATTTAGCTTTAGAAGTTTCTTTGTATTCAGGTCTTAACCCTTTCATATAAACAACTAAATCTTCTAATTCAGTTGAAGCTAATGGTGATAAAGAACCAGTTATCCATCTTGAATCATCCCAAACTGCTTCTAATGTTGGTGGGTATTTTGTGTGAGTATCACTTGAGAAAAATGATAAATTACCAAAACGATCTGTGCTACCTTCATCTAAAGACGAAGATGTATTACCAACACTACCACTTCTTTTTACTATAAATCCATTGTTGGGTACTGTTCCTTTAATAAACTTATCTACAATATCAGTAACATTCATTCTAACATCTTTAGTCCTTTTATTAAAAGACATAGATGCTTCAAACCCAGGGCCTTCAAACCAATTACCACCTGAAGCTGATATTGGTGGTCTCCAAAGAGTGCTTACAGTAGCACCATCTCTAAAATTCCAACTTGAACCCTCGGTTGTTGTAGGATTATCATAAGAACGACCATCACCTTCAACCCAAGAACCACTAATTGGATATGCATATATACTTTGAGATGTAGCTAATGCGGTTGGATTAGCATCAAAAAGATTTAAGAAAAATGAACTTGAAGCTGGATTTGGGCCTACTGCAGGAATCAAACCACTTGAAATTGAACCTGATATATAGTTTAAATCAAATGCAATTAAAATTCTTGAAACAGATATATTTTCACCAGAAGCTGGAACATTCTTTTGAATTTCTAAAACTTCATCCAATCCAGCGTTTAAACTTGAACTAGCTTCATATAATGTTGTATCTTTGTCTGCAAATGTAAAATAATGCATTTATTATTCTCCTGGCCCTTGTTTATCACCAACAACTTTACCCTTAATATCTGAATTAATATTTTTTATTTCAAATATACTTGGGTCTAATGCTGTGTATATTACACCATTAATTGTTGCAGATTTAATATCAAAAACATTTCCTGAATATCCATCTGATGGTTTGTATTTATTTGTAACTACAATTGGTAAATTTTTTAAATTATTTTCTTCTGGTGGAACAACTGAAGATACGCCATCAACTAGAGATAATTCATATATTATATCAGATAAAACTATTGGTTGTCCAATTTGCCAGTTTTTTATATCAAAGAAATCTTGAACAGCACTTACACATCTAAGTAGGACATCGTTTTTATTAAATCCAACTTTTGTTAATATTGCAAAATCTACTGCTATATTAATTATATAAGCATCTTTTATATTTACTGCATCGGTAACAAGTCTAAATTGAGAAAGATATGTTTTTAAATTTTCTTTAACAGTAGGTGATAGTTGTGTTAAGTTTCCACCTGAGTCGTAACCAAGTGAGTACATATTCATTGCTAATGGATTTGGTATTCTTGATACTTGTAATGCTTTTAATGTTTTACCAATATCATCCTCATTAACTTTTCTATTTAAATCATCTAATTCAAATGATTTACTTAATTGGTCATCTTGTACTAAGTGAACTTTTGCAATGTTACCAAATTTTGCTGGAAGAGCATATGCTCTAACAATATAATCTTCTTTAGTTACTGACCTCTGTTGTGATTGAAAATATGCCAATGCATTTTCTCGTACTTCTCTAACACTTTGACCACCAGAACCACCAGTTGCAGGATTTGGATTTGAAAAGGCTAAAGAATTTTTCGATGTTTGAACTACCCCAGCAGTTAATAAAGCATCTTGTATTTCAAATGATATTGAAGATAACTGATTAACATCACCACTATTAACATTATCTTCTATCCCACCACCATGTGAGTATTTAATTGTAAGTGTTGTATTAGATGGTGCTAATCCAAATGTTTTTGTGTTTAAAAAATTACTTGGGTCAAATGCTTTATTTAAAAAACTTGGACTACCTGGTAAATTAGAACCAACTGAATCTGGATTAGGAACTATTTCCTCATCAGGATTATTTGATATACCAGCACCAAATCGAATAACCGTTTCATCACTTTCATTAATAAATGTTGTAAATCTGCGGGAAACTTTTTTTAATTTTAATAAATAAGGAGCTGTATCTCTATCATCGACAGTTTCAGGTGAATTCAATGAGTTGTTTTCGGCGTCCTCAAAAATAGTATCTCTAGCCAAAGAATCAACTTCATACCAACTATTATTATCACTATCTGTACATGATATAATTTCTATAACATCGGCATTTGCTAATCTAATTTCTGAATATTTTTCAGCTGAATTAAAGCTAAAAAATTCAGTTGTTACATTTCCACTTTCTACTCTTACTTGTTTTTTTAGTAAATATTTAGTTATTGTTCCACTATCGCTTTCAAATATTGAAGTTTCACGTGGACTAAAAGAACTTGAAAAATTAAAATTAACATCCTCTACCGTTCTAAAAGTAGAACCATTACTAGTAGCTGTAATTGCTGTTCCAGCGTCTACTGTAAGAGCATATCTTAAATCTGGATTACCATTTAAAGTTGGAACAGTTTGAAAAACATCTAATACAGCAGTAGAAGGTGAAGTGACTTGTGGTTTGTAGCCGAACGATTGGGCTATACTATAAATATTTCGTTTCTCTTCAGCATAAACTAAAAGTGATTCTCTAAAAGATGAATCAATATAATAAGAAAGAACATCACCAACATACGCTGCCATCTCGATAAACATCATTCCAGGTGATGATTCATTAAAATCATTATATGTATTTGGAAAATATACTTTAGCAAACTCAATTAAATTATCTCTAAAATCACTAAAGTCTTTGTTAAGATAATTAACTTGTTTTACTGCGTTCTTTTTTATACTTGTACGTGGCATTTAAAACTCCGATTATTATGTAGCCGTGTATGATGCGTCTAGTGTTATTGATTCTGTTGTTTGTGGGTTTATAGTAGTAGAAAATTTTATTTCCACAAAAATTTTACTGTTATCACCATCGTCTGTAAGTGTGTTTACTTCTTCAATATTAATATATGGTAACCACGTTTCAACAGATCGTTTAACTTCGTCTTCTATTTTACCTGGTAGGTCACTATCTATTTGTTCAAAAACTAATTCTCTCAACCTACTACCAAACAGAGGTTGTCCTACTCTTTCACCAACTTGAGTTAATAATAAATTTTTTAAATTATGTCTTGCCTGGTCTAATGAATTTTTAGTCATAGCAAAATCTTGATTATTACCAGCTCTCAATGGAAAAGATAGTCCAACATAAGTGTTGGGATTTAAATCAGTTTCTAATGCACTTGCCATTATTTATCCTTGTTAAGTACTTTCATTAAACTAGAGTAGTCTCTTGTTAGAGCGTTTGTTAAGTGTTCAGGTACTTGGTCAGCTTGAACTCCAGCTTTACTGAAGGAATCTGCAGCCACCATATTACGTTGAACTTCTTCTGGTTTACCATACCCCATAAGTTCAGTCATACGACTTGTATCAAATGTTCCACCACCCATAGTTGGATACTCTTTTTTGTTTGATTTTGATAACCCAGTAGTTTCATTTAATATTGAATTTATAGTTTTATTTTTACTAAAATGTTTTTTTACGATTGGTTTTTC